AAAACAGATCCAGAATCTTGGACAAGAATTGTCCTAAACATGAGTAGATCAATAAAACATTCAATTTACGAACATATAGATAAAACATTATTTGATAGCAAATTTATTGTTGATATGGACTTGAGAACAAGTGGATTACAACCCAAGAAAAAATCATTTATGAATCTTGAAATTAATCTGTTTCTAATTGATGAAATTGATTTCAAGGACTTAAAATTAAAAAGAAAATTAAAGAATATCATAAAAGGAATATATGATGATGTTCTAACCAAAAACGAAAATTTTAAATTTTATTTAACAAAAAACGGAAATGTAAAACCAAATAAGGTAAAAATAGATAAAGTTTAATATTTATATATAAAACTTTTGATATGAACGAAAATAGAATATTAGGACCAAATGAAACTGGTAGAGGAATTCTTGTAGAATACGATGCTGGTTACATTGATCCATCAGACAAATATAATACATCTTTAATTAAAGAATCACAAAACATTTTAGATCATTCACAACCATTTGAGTTTTATGCGGTGTTACAGAAATATAATACACCAAATAGAAATGGTAGAATATATCCTGAAAAAGTATTAAGACGTGAATCTGAAAATTATAAAAAAATGATTAATAAGGGAATTGCTCTTTCAGAATTAAATCACCCTGAGTCGTCATTAATTGACCTTGATCGTGTATCACATATTATCACCGAAGTATTTTGGGAAGGTAATGTATTAATTGGTAAATTAAAATTATTAACAAGTCCTGGATTCCATCAAAGTGGGATATGTTCTACCAAAGGAGATTTGGCTGCAAACTATTTAAGACAAGGTGTTACATTGGGTATTTCATCTCGTGGCGTTGGATCCCTTAAAAAGGTTGGTGAAGAAAATGAAGTTCAGGATGATTTTGAATTAATTTGTTTTGACTTGGTATCATCACCATCAACACCTGGGGCATATCTTTTCCAAGATAAAAACGATTGGCGTAAATTTGATGAGAATATTGAGGAGGAGAAAAAAATGGCGGTTGAACGTCATGTTGGAGATTCTGGTAACAAATCTCTTGACTTAATGAAAAAATTGTCTCATTATTTGGATAAATAAATAATTTATGGAACAAGGAGAAAAATATTTTGTAGCAAAAATCACTTCTGATCTGTTGGATACGGAGTCAGGTAAAGTGAAAAAAATGAGAGAAGAAAAATTGGTGATGGGTTACACCCCAACAGATGTTGAAGCCAAGGTTACTAAAGTGTATGAAAATTATACAATGGATTGGAGAATCACTTCAATTACTGAAAGTAAAATTGATGAGGTTATTGATTAACTAAATTAAAATTTTAAGAAAGGATGGACAAATGTTCATCCTTTTTTTTTGCTCAAACTTTAATTTTTTTCACCTAAAAACACTATTAAAATGAATTTTTTGAATTAGTCAAGTATTTATTTGTAAAACTATTATAAAATAATGAGCAAAAAAGAATCATTAGTAGAAGACACGTTTATCCAATTGAAAAATTTGGAGAGTGTTATCGCAGAAAATGCACAAGGAATACTTGCATCAACAATGAAGCAAGAAATCAGAGAACTCGTAAAAGAATCCCTTAACGAACAAGACGACGAAGAGGAGATTGATTTAGACGCAGAGGTTGATGCCGATGCTGATAATGACGAAATGGAAATGGATATGGACATGGATATGGACGTTGAAGATGAAGATGAAGTGGATTCTGATGAAGATGAAATGGATATGGACGTGGATATGGACATGGATATGGATATGGATATGGATGTTTCGGATGATGATACAATTGATCTAACAAACGCATCAGACGAAGAAATTATTCGTGTGTTTAAAGCGATGAATGATGACGATGGTATCATTGTAAAAAAAGAAGACAATATGTTGCATTTATCAGATGATAATGAAGATGTTGAGTACTTAATCCAACTTGGGGAATCTATGGACATGGAGGAAATGGACGAAATGTATGACATGGAGGAAATGGACGAAATGGACGAATTAGATTTGGACGATTTGGCTAAAAACGAATCTGAAGTTATTTACGAATTGGAAATTGATGAGGAAGATGATTTTGAAAAAATAGTCGGTAAAAGAGATTTTCCAGGAAAAGGTGGTTTTGAAGGATTTAATCCTGATGAAGAAATGGATTCAATTGGTGATAACTATTTTGAAATGGATGAAGAAATGGGCGAGTACGTTATGGAATCGGCTAAATTCAAATCTAAAGGTATCGGAATGGGTAACGCATCAAAATTCAAATACAACAAAAAACCTAACCAAGACGGAGGTTTCAATGTTAAGAAAAAACAAGGAACAAGAGGTGTTGGAATGGGTAAAGCAAAATTCGAATACAAAGAGGAAGTTAACGGAAAAAAAGAACCTAAAGAAAATACTATGGTTAAAGGTCCTATGGATAAAAAACCTATGAAAAAAATGGAGACTAAAGAGGCTTCAAGAACTTATGGTAACGGATCTAAAGAAGGTCGTGGTTTAAGAAAAGGTATTACACCTAATAGAAACCTAACATTTGAATCTAGAAACGAAGAGTTAAACTTACTTAGAGAGAAAAACGAGGAATATAGAAAAGCACTTAATCTTTTCAGAACTAAATTGAATGAGGTTGCGGTATTTAACTCAAACTTGGCTTACGCTACACGTTTGTTTACTGAACACTCAACAACTAAACAAGAAAAGATTAACATCCTAAAAAGATTTGATGGCGCTGAAACTATTAAAGAATCAAAAAATCTCTACAAATCTATTAAAGACGAACTTTCTACAACAACTACGGATAATACAATTACAGAATCATTTGAAAGAACAGTGATCAAAACTCCAACGAGTGGATCAGCAATGAATTTAATTGAATCTAAAACGTATGAAAATCCTCAGTTTATGAGAATGAAAGATTTAATGGGAAAAATTAAATAAAAATAAACTAAAAACAAATAAAAATCCAAAAAAATGGGAGCATTATTAGAATCAGGTCTTGTTGGTAACATCGGGTTGAAGCACTTGAAAGTTATCAAAGAAGATACAATTAACAAATGGGACAGATTAGGGTTCCTTGAAGGTCTTAAAGGCCACCTAAAAGAAAACGTAGCTCAGTTGTATGAAAACCAAGCGTCATTTTTGATTAACGAAGCAACTTCTGAAGGTTCTAACGGAGCTTTTGAAACAGTTGTTTTCCCTATCGTAAGACGTGTGTTCTCTAAATTGTTGGCTAACGATATCGTATCAGTACAAGCGATGAACTTACCTATCGGTAAATTGTTCTTCTTCGTACCTCGTATCCAAGGTTACCAAACCGCAAGTACTACAGGTGGAGAACATTTCGCACCTATCGGATCACCAACTGCGGTTGCTGCTGGAGATACAGATATTAACCAAGGTTACCCAGGATCATCAAATGGAGCACCATACGCAAAAAATCTTTACGATTTATTCTACGAAGGTGGTGAAGCAGGTTTAGATCCTCCAGGATTGTTTGATTACTCTAAAGGTCAATGGACTGCGGTTACTGCAACTGCGACTATCCAAGCATGGACAGGTGGATCATTAGTTGACGCAACTATCGCAGGTGGAGTACCATCGGGTGGAGTTCAAATTGCCGCAGGTAACCAAAGAAAAGTTATCTTGAAAATTTCAGGATTTAGAAATTCAGGAGCAGGTAAATTAATCGGACCTGATGGTAATGAAATGGATTCAGAAACATTCTTGTCTGACCTTAAAATTATTGCAACTTCATCTTTATCTGCAGATACTACACCTTGTAATGTACTTAAAGATAGTAATAACGTATTTGTTCCATTGTTGTTTAGAGTTGTAACTCAACAATATGGTAAAGGAATTGTTCAGTACGGTTCTACATCAAATACGGTATTCTTATCAACTGGAAGTAACGCAGGTAACGGAGGTTCGTTTGAAAACCTTTGTGATGCTAATGGTTTCATGTACATTGAAGTTGACCTTTCTTGTCCAGTATGTGCTGATTGTGACTCAACATCTTTAGATGGTTACACAGGTACTACAATTTTCTCAGGTACATCAGGTACTTCATTTACTGCGGTTTATAGAACTTACAAAAACTTGGAGTTTGAAGACCAAATTGGTGAGGTTTCTTTTGACTTGGAATCAGTAACGGTTTCTGTATCTGAAAGAAAATTAAGAGCACAATGGTCTCCTGAAATGGCACAAGACGTTGCGGCATTCCACAACATTGACGCTGAAGCTGAATTGACGGCTTTATTGTCTGAACAAGTGGCAGCTGAAATTGACCGTGAAATTTTACGTGACTTGAGAAAAGGGGCGGCTTGGAACCTACGTTGGGATTACAACGGATGGAGAAGAATTGCACAAACAACTTCTTATACTCAAAAAGATTGGAATCAAACTTTGATTACTGCAATCAACCAATTGTCAGCACAAATCCACAAATCTACATTGAGAGGTGGAGCTAACTGGATCGTTGTATCTTCTGAGATTTCTGCAATCTTTGATGACTTAGAATACTTCCACGTATCTAACGCATCTCCTGAACAAGATCAATACAATATGGGTATTGAAAGAGTTGGTACTTTGGCAGGACGTTACCAAGTTTACCGTGATCCTTACTTCCCACCGAACACAGTATTGTTGGGTCACAAAGGAACATCATTGTTAGACACAGGTTACATCTACGCACCGTACGTACCTCTACAATTAACACCTACAATGTACAATCCGTTCAACTTTACTCCGATCAAAGGAATAATGACGAGATATGCAAAAAAGATGGTAAACAACAGATTTTACGGAAGAATTACCGTAGATGGTGTTCGCACATTCGATTTAAGAGAATTGAGATAATCAAAATCTTAAATAATACTACAAAAGGGACAAGAAATTGTCCCTTTTTTTATTTTTATTTTTACAATATTTTTTATTATTATAATACTTATTTAAAAACATATTATATGAAAAAATTATTATTATCATTATTTTTATTGTTATCAACAATATCTATTGGTCAAACTGTTATTGAGTTTGATAATATGGAAACCTCATCAACTAATTATTTATCTGCGGGATGGTGGACACCAGCGGCAACAACAGGTTGGTTTAATAACGCATCAGTTTCACCAACATTAAGTGCGGTAATTTATGGTTTGGGTAATGGATCATCCGCAATAGAACAAGATTGGTACTCAATGCCAACGGTCAGTGGACTAGATCCAAATAAAACATATCAACTTAAATTTAAAGTTGCATCATATACTTTCTCAAGTTCAGCAGCAACTCGTGGATTAGATATTTCGGATTATTTAAGTGTTCAGGTGTCATCTAATGGAGGTACTTATGTTACTGAAATGAGAATTTTAGGTAATACTAACGCAACTTGGCCATTCACATCGTCAGGGGTTGTTAATCACACCACAAATGGATCATTTACAAACTCCGCAGCACCAACAGGTGATGTTTATACCTCAAATGCGGGAGCATCAACAACTACACCATCAACATATACATTAACGTTCCCCCAAGGTTTAACATCAATCGCAATTGACTTCTATTGTCGTGTTAATTCTGCGGGTGAAGAATGGTGGTTAGATAATATTCAACTTATTAGATTAGATCCCCTTCCTATTGAATTATACACATTTGAGGGGTCATCAATTGATGATTTAAATTTAATCACTTGGTCCACCGCATCTGAACATAATAACGATTATTTTATTATTGAAAGAAGTACCGATGGTGAAAATTGGTTAACGACTAATAAAACGCCAGGTATGGGTAATTCAAATACATTAACCAAATATAGTTGTATTGATAACACTTTTGGTAAAAGAATAAATTACTATAGATTAACTCAAATTGATTTTGATGGTGCAAGTAAAACATATAGTCCAATTATGATTGATAATAGATCAACAAAGATAGTTGTTAAATGTATTAATTCTTTAGGTCAAGAAGTTGATGAAAATGAAAAAGGAATATTGTTTTTAATATATAATGATGGAACAATAGAAAAGGTGGTTAGATAACCACCTTTTTTTTATTTAGATAAAACTCTAATTGATTTTGATATTATTTCAGATTCACCAATGGTAAAAGCACCTCGTTTATGTGCCGATTTAACCGCCTCAACCAAATAATAGATTGAATGATCTTTAGTCATTGTGGATAATATTAAATCCAAATGATCTTCATTTAATAAATTTATGGTACCAAATAAATTACCATATAGTTCTTCTTTGTTTTCTTCTTCCATTTTCAGATTGTTTGATATTTATAATAATAAGTAATTATCAAACAATGTTAAGGGATATAATTAAAAAAGTGTTAAATGAGGCAACTTCAGATAGTGGAGGGTCAAGAGGATCTTATATTGCTCCACTACAACCAGGTATTAGAAGGTTCAAAAACAATCAAATGGGACCATTTACGACACCCGTTTCCAAATATGATAGTCCTATGTTAGAATTTGATAGTTATGACGGGAAAATGAGTAAAACAAAGGAAGAAATAAAAAAAATTGAGTCAAAGGCAAAAAAAGTTACCAACTACATAAAAAAACACCCCGAATTAACATTTGGTGATGAAGACGGAAATGTTATAAATCAAACTCCTGGTAAAAATTTAAATATTGTACCAATCAAAGAAAGTAGTACATCGGTTACTGCAGGAGCTTACACAGGTCCTGTCGAACTTGGTTTAAAGAAATGGAAAAAACAACACTTAGGTCCGTTTCAAGAATTTGTGGATACAGATTTTAATCACGAAAAAAAACAAAAAACATTAAAAAATAATATAAAAAAGGTTGTTGGTGTTTGGGAAAAAAGCCCTGACGGAACTTATGATGTTGATGAACATGATGTTCATACGGTAAATGAGGATTTGGCGGTATGGTTTGGTAAAAAGAAATCACCTAAAGGATCTTCACAACCCCAAGGTCCATGGGTAAATATTTGTCGTAAAAAAGAAGGTGGTGGTCATCCCCCTTGTGGTAGACCTGATGCAGATCCAAAAGGATATCCTAAATGTCGTGCAAGAAGTGTTGCATCAAAAATGACGGATAGTCAAAAAAGATCCGCTTGTTCCCAAAAAAGGAGAGAAGAAAAAAAAGATACTCAAACGGGTAAAGGTCAAAAACCTGTTATGGTTTCATATAAAACAAAAAAGGAATCAATTGATTCCTTGGTTGGTAAAATTTTATCAGAGATTAGAAATTCGTTCTAAAACATCTTCTAAAGAATTTTTTATTTGAGAATTAACTTGGGTTTCCATTTCAATTCTTCGTTTATCAGTTTCTTTATCAAAGATAAAATTTAACCTTGACCAATCTCTATCACTCAATTTAACATTGTAATGATAAACGTGATTTGTAATATCAACTCGTTTATTTGAAAACGTAATGAATACTTCTAGAGTGTCGTTTTTAATGTATTTTTTGTCTGATAGTGGTGCGATCATAAATTCACTATCTTTATGGTTAACCAATTTCAAACAGATCTTAAAACAAGTTTTTTCATAGGTTGATATTTCTTCTTGATAGGTTGGTGCGATGTGGGGTTTTTGTGACCACAAATAAAATTTAAGTTTTAACCTATTAAAAAATCTCTTGATGTAATTTTTCATTTTATCTTTTTTTGATAAATGATAAGTAAGTTATTTCAATAAGACAAATTAATTTTTAACAATATGCTCCTGAACAATGTCTTTTACCATCAAGTCCTTTAATTTTTCCTTTACAAACTTGAACGGCATGACCATTACTATAAGCTGAGGGGTACACGTCATATTTAGACTTTGCGGATGCAACACCTCTAGCACATAATTTAGTTCCTACTTTTTTTCTACCTTCCATCATCATATCGTCATCATCCATAGACATTTCCGTATCATCTTTTTTGGATTCATTCATTAAGAAATCAAATACCTGATCCATATTGTTTTTTGCTTCAGATATATGATCCTGAGCCCAATCATGACCATCTTCAAGAATTTCTTCAACCATAGATTGATCCATATCTAATAACATATCACATTGTCTTCTCATCTGTTGTAGATTTGAGAAGAACATATAACGACTACTTTCTTGTTCGTTAATTACTTTTTTGATAATCCTACTTAAATCGGATTCAGATAATTTAATAACTTTTTTCATAATTAAGAGTTTAATCCATTTGGTCCTCCAAGGACAACCATATTTAATTGTGTTACTTGCGTTCCATAACCGTTAGTCCATACTGGATGTGGAGGAACTACTTGTGTAACCGTTGTTCCACTTGGTCCGCAAATTTCCACACATATTAATGTTTCAGTACCTGCACTTGTGGGTATGAAAAGGTTACAATCTTCACAAAGTGAAAAGGGTCCTGAAACGTATGAATAATTTGTTTCACCCGATCCACTTAACCCTTCAAAAGTAGCACAAAATGGAGTTTCATCACCAAATTGTATTTCATAAGTAAGACCTGTTGTAGGAGCACCATTTTCACTACAAAATTGAGTTGCGTCTATAGAAATCTCTACACCTGTATCACATCGTATAAAACTAAAATTTAAAGACTCTGTAAGACCACTTAAACACTCACAACAATCGTCATATAGTTGACCAAAATCTGCCGATGGAGGGCTAGATGTTACTTCCCCAACAGTACCACAATATGATTGCTCGTTAAAAACAAATCTTATTGTTTGTCCCGGTGAAAACGTAGGTGTTCCAGAAACAAT